TACAGCACCTGCACCACCAACTTCTTTTACAACATTACCAGATGTTTTAGTATAAAGTTTACCATCGGTAACATTCATTGCCAATTCGTGTACTTCTAAAGCAGCAGCACCTGGAATTTGACTTGGTGTTTCTGATCTTTTAGGTTTAATTACTGTTGCCACTAAAATGTACCACCATCAACAGTTGATATTTCTACTTCACCTGTTGTAACTGTAAAGTTATCTGAAGTAAATTTAGCAACACCTTTGTTTGAGTTTGTAGCGTCTTCTCCTTCAATTTTAATTGTGTCAGCACTTGCAATAGTATTAATTCCTTCACCAGCAAGAAACTGTAAAGTTCCTTCTAAAGAAACTGAACCTTGCGTTGAAGTTTCATCTTTAAAAAATATTGTAGGATTCGCTAATTTATTAGTTGCGATTGTAGAATTTGCAATCATAGAGTTTACTACACCTAATGCCTTAACTCTTAATGCGTCTGAATTAACTTCAAGTGAAGAGTCATCTACTGCAACATCTAATCTGTTACCGTCTTTTGTTAAAGCATCCCCAGCATTAATTTGACCTGCACCTGAAAATTGAGATACATCTAAATTAGTTGTTCCAAAAGTAGGAGCACCTGTGTGTGTAAATGTATAACCATTGTTAGCATTTAAAACACCTTCCTCAACAAATACGAAAGCACCACCTGATAATTCAGCAGGTTGATCTTCTGGAGTTGATCTTGTTAATACCCAATTAGAAGAAACTGAACCTACATTTGTAACCGAGTAAATACCATTTTGTGTACGAGTCGTTTGATCTTTAACTAAAAATCTATCGCCAACATTTTCAGCCGTACTATCTAAAACTAATACTGCTTGAGTATCTGAATTAGTTAGTGTTGCACCAACACCAGCAGAACCATTTGAATAAGTTGCTGTTAAGTTAGCCGTTGTTGCAAGTTTACAAGATGGTTTAGTATCTAAACCTTGTGCAACTTGGTCAACATATGTTTTGTTTGCAAGTGAATTGTCTGTAAATCCTGCTCTATCTTCGTAACCTGATGGTACAACTACTGTACCAGTACCGTGAGGTGTTAAATCAATATCTTTATTACTTGATGTTGTAGTAATTGTTTGACCGTTAATTGTAATATCATCTACAACTAAAGAAGTTAATCCTGCAAGATCAGTTTGAGTAGCACCTAAAGTTAATGTAGATGAACCTAATACTGTTTGAGGATTTGCTAAATTAGCATTTGTAATTCCAGCAGAACCATCCAAGTTAGCATTTGTTAATGCTGTAGCAGTAACAGTTACAGTATTGTCTGTAACAGTTTGAACTAATCCACCTGTACCTGCGAAAGTTAATGTTTCTGAAGTATTGTATTGATCTGTACCTGTGTCACCTGCTAAATTTATAAATTGATTAACAGTTACGAAATCTAAATTTCCTGTTCCGTCAGTTTTTAAGAACTGACCAGCAGTACCGTCGCCGTCAGGTAAAACAAAAGTTTTACTACCTGTTACTGCGTTAGGAGCTCTTAAACCAATAAAGTTTGTACCGTTATTAGTACCTTCGTTAAATCTTATTTCACCACCACCTGTAAGTGAGTTACCTACATTGAGTGTGTCTATTGCTAAGTTACTATCGGCAATGATTGCTGAACTTCCTGTTAGAGTACCATTCACGTGGTCTAACATATCTGTGAAGTATTGACCTCCGATTACTGATATATTATTTGCGTCACCGTTTCCATCAACGCCACCTTCACCTATAAAGATTCTATCTCCTAAGTTATTCTGAGCGCCTGTACCAAATGTATATGCTAATTCACCAAGTTTTAGTGTTGCCGGAGCGACTGTTGCCGGACTTCTTTTAATCTGTATTACTGTTGCCATATTGGTTCCTAAAATGTTCCGCCGTTAAATGTTAAAGTTCCTGTAGTAGTAACAATTTCGTTTCTTGTTACGAACTTACCATCGCTGGCTCTGTATTGCAATAATGCACCATCATCTAAAGAAGTAACATCAACATCACCTAATAATTTTAATGAAAGAGAACTGTTTTGAAGTGAAGTACCCGAAGGCAAAGTTACTGAAACTTTTTTGGGTCCGCTTCCAGTAGAAGCATTAATCTTTGCTGTAATACTTGCCATAAACCTCTCTCTTTGTTATATTTATAATACTTTTATTATGTAGTTACATTTGGTCTTACAGTAATTAGACCCTCAATTACTCTAGTTACTGTACCAGTAGAGGTTTGTGTAATCTCTACATCATAGACATATCTTTCAGCGTCTAAAGCTGCCGTTTGAGTTGCCGTCATTTCTAAAGCAACTACTCCTGAAGCAGCGTCTGAACCAATTACTGAAGTCATAGATGTTCTTGTTCTTGTTGACGAATAACCTTTTGCTAACTTGGCTTCTGTCGTATAACCAGTTAGGTCAAATGCGTTTCCGTTTGCGTCTTTTACAGTTACATCTGAACTGAAATTAGCACCTTGATCTATTATTAAATTAGCTATTGCTGCCATTGTCTTCTATGTCTTTTATTGGTTGAATTTTCTCTTTTTCCATTAATTCCAAAATTTTCTTATTGTAATATTCTGTCAAAACTTGAATTTTTTCCAACTCAACTTGATGTCTTACTTTTGACGCCTCAATCTCTTGTCTAGCAACGATTTTATTTCGTAATTCTATGCTAAAAGATAACTCGTCATATGTCTTTCCGTCTATTAATAAAGCCATTATATACTCCTTTGTTATAATATGTTTAACTATTTATACTGTTTTAAAGGTACTTTCATATCTTTTGGATAGATAATTGTCTGTACACAATTCTCTTTTTT